AGAGCGTGCTCAGATGGCGTTTAAGCTGGAGGACTTTGGAACCTATGCAGCACGACTAACCGGAATGCCTCAAGAGCTGGTAAGAAGCGAGTCAGAGAAGAAGCAGGTTATCCAGGCAGGGGCGCAAGCAGCAGCCGCGCAAATGCCGCAACAAGAACCACAGGAGCCTAGCCAATGAGCTGGAGTGACATTGAATTAGCAGGAAAAACCAAGGAAGAGAGGCGCAAGATAGCCGAGGACAGAAAGGCTAAGTCCGAGGAATTGTCCAAGAAGTTCAGCCGCGCATTCAATAGCGATGATGGCAAGGTGGTATTTGAGCACCTTTTTCAGCGTTTCGTATTGGATAATGATACTCCATTGAATGCGCCAAATCCCGAATACGAGGCCGGATATCACAATGGAGAAGCCGGAGTAATCAAATACATAACACACCAAATCACTAAAGCCAAAAACCTTTAAGGAGGTTCTATGCCTGACCAGCAGCAAGCTGACACTCAGCAAGACGCCCATCAGGAGCTGATTGCCAAGGGAAAAGCGTTAGGGCTTAAGCAAGCCGCTAACATGAAGCCTGAAACCCTCATTAAGAAAATCGAGGAGATCGAAACCAGAGCGAAAGCCAAAGAGCAGAGTAGCAATGCTCATGCTGATATTGAGCGTATTAACGCTGAATCCATACCCGTCCAGGTTGACGTGGTGGACTTTGGAGCAAAGTTTTTAAAGTCCATTGGATTTGACTTTGAATGGCTCGGCCCTATCGCTAATCAATACGGGATAGAGCGTTTCGAGTATATCCATAAGTTTCGAGCGTTTCGAGTCTACAAGAATGGCGTTCACGTTGACTGGATTGACGTTAACGAGGTTGGTCTGCTTAACGGCAAGCGCCACCTATGCGAAATCCTTCTGCGTCATACACCAGTAGACAAGTCTCGCCGTTTATTCGATTTTCATTGGAGAGGTTAATTTATGCGATTATTCAACTATCGATTACAGGAAGAAGCAACCGAGGGCGGCGAAGGTATGACCCAGGACGCACCACAGGAGCAGCCGCAGGAGCAAGGTTCGCTCATCGAGCAATCAGCAGAGCCGCAACTAGGGGAGAACGAATATCTCCTTATTGATGGCGTTAAAGGCGTGGGAGAGCGCCCCGAATGGTACAAAGCTGACAAGTACAAGACAGTAGCAGAGCAGGCGCGAGCCTATACAGAGCTTGAAAAGAAATTCGGCTCATTCACCGGAGCGCCTAAAGACGGCTATCAACTGCCCGAAGGACTGGATGCCGAGGACGAATTAGCCCAGCAGGTCATTGAGTGGGGGACTAAGAACAACCTATCTCAAGAAGGATTTAACGACCTGTTGACGCTTGCTATGGCTCAATCTCAAGCCACTCAAGAAGTGAATCGAGAGATGGAGTTAAAGAAACTCGGAGATAACGCTGCTCAACGTATCAAGCAGGTGGAGACATTTCTTAAGCAAAAGGCTGGCGATAAGTACGAGGAAATCTCAGGGCTTGTTACCTCAGCCGATGATGTGTTGCTTGTTGAGAAAATCATGGAAGCTATTCAGCCGCCTAAACTTCCTATTGACGGCGTGGAGATTGAAGGCAAGCCAACATGGGCAGATATTGAACGTGAGATGTGGCGCAAGGATGAGCACGGCAATCTATTGCGCTCAGTAGACCATGCCCATGAGATGAAGATACAGCGCATGCTCAAGGAGTACGGCGGGGACAGGTTGAATAACAAGGTTGTAGGTTAATAACCAATCGTTGTATAATATCCCCATCGGACACCCCTTCTCTAAGGCCCGATGTTGAAGGTTTGTAGCAGACCTCGCATCGGGCACTCTGCGAAAAACCTCAAAACCAGACAGAATATCAACGGCCATTGATAAGAAGTCTGTTAATCATTGTTTTTAAAACTCGATTATTTGAGGTAAATCAAAATGAGTAAGAGTCTATCAGCCGTAGCAGTCCAGGAGTTTGACTCCCTGGTAAAGCACGCATATCAAGGCATGAGCTTATTGAAGCCTGCCGTAACAATCCGTAACAACGTAGTAGGCGATCAGTATAAATTCCGTCGCATGGGTAAAGGTTTAGCTAATCAGAAATCGACCGCTGATTTGGTAACTCCTATGGACGTAGCGCACCAGTTCAAGGTAGCCACCTTAAGCAACTGGAACGCGCCTGAATATACTGACATCTTTGACCAGCAAGAGGTAAACTTCGATGAGAAGAATGAGCTTGCGCACACCATTGCAGGCGCATTAGGTCGTCGATGTGATCAATTAGTCATTGATGCTATGGATGCCTCTACACCATTAACCACAGCAGTAGCGGCAGGCGCAGCCAACCTAACTATGGCTAAACTGATTGATGCGAAAGTTCAATTGGTACACCAAGGCGTAGGCTCTCGTGACCTGTTTGGCGTTATCGAAGGTGAAGGCTTAGGTGGTCTTTTGAATGATGAGAAGGCAACCTCATCCGATTACCAGAACGTCAAAGCTCTCGTAAATGGCGATGTAAACTCCCTTAACGGTTTCCGCATTATCGTAATCGAAGACCGTGACGAAGGTGGTTTGACCGAAGCCTCTGACATTGTTGATTCATGGTTCTTTGCAAAAGATGCAGTTGGTTTAGCCATCGGTATCGATATGCGAACCGAAATTAACTATGTGCCTGAGCGTACATCATGGCTATGTAACGGTATGTTAAAAGCGGGATCAGTCGTTCGCGATGAGGGCGGCCTGGTTAAAGTTCAATACGACAAGACAGCATAAGGAGTAATCATCATGGCTTTTTCACGATCTGGCCTGTCAAAAGTAGGTAGTGGCACTGGTGATGCCCCTTCGTTGTGGACTTACACTTCAACAGATGCTATCGCAACCGTAAATACCGCAGGGTATTTCAATGACGCTTCTAAGGAGCTTCAGGTTCGGGATATTATCTTTGTAGTGGATAGTGCCACGCCAACCACTCATATCGTTAGCGTACTGAGTAACGCAAGCGGAGTTGTTGACGTATCAGACGGTCTACAAATTACCGAAACTGACACTGACTAACCATAGGGGCTTCGGCCCCTTCTTTAAGGTTTAATCATGGCGTCAAAAATTGATTTAATCTCAGGTGCTTTAGTCTTAATCGGTGATAAGCCGATTAATTCTTTAACTGTATCAGGAAGGGCGCAAGAGGTAGCTAATTCACTTTATGATCGCATCGTAAAGAATGAGCTATCAAAGCATCGTTGGGGATTCGCTCGTAAAAAGGCGCAAATCTCTCTTACCACTGATACCCCTGTTGATGATGAATGGCGCAGCATTTACCAGTTGCCCACTGATTTAATCACCCTGATAACCATCAAGCCCTTAGTAAACTATCAAATCTACGGCGATAAGCTTCACTGTAATGTTAATCAAAAGTTGGTAGCTGATTACATTGCAGAAACAACCGAGGACGAATGGCCGGAGTATTTCTCGCAAATGATTGTTTACGCATTGGCTTTGGACTTCGCGCAATCTATCCGCGACTCTTCGAGCATTCAGCAAAACATTGCGGTGCAGTATGAGAACGCTTCACGAATGGCGCGTTATACCGACTCACAGCAACACCCACAAACGCCGATAGCGCATAGACCCTTTATCGATGTGAGGTTTTAATTATGGCCTTCGACAATGACATGCTTGTTAAGATTGGAGGTCAGAATCAAGCTCAAGCCTTCTACACCTACAAGACAGATGATAATTTAGCGACCGTAACCACGGCGGGATATTTCAGCGAGGCTTTCGGAAAGCTACGAGAGAACGATTACATCATCGTTAGAAATTCCGCTGAGGATTACATGCTAAGAGTCTCTACGGCCTCAGCAGGCGTGGTATCGGCAAGTCTAATGCTTTATCTCGACCGACTGGGGCAGACCTCTGGATGGGTTCATATTATCGATACAACCTACACCAGCGGTAGTCCTTTAGCTTTAACGGCAGGCGTTAGAACTAAGTTGGACTTAAACTCAGATTCAGTTATTGAGTCCAATGCGCCACCAGGAACAACGGCGGCTACCTTTTGGGATGAAGTAACGAGTAAATTATATGGGGAAACTGTTGGTGATGCCTTCGAGTTGAGATTTCAATTCACTGCTCAACCTGCAAATCAGAATAGCTATATCACTGTCGACCTAGATATAGGTGGCTCGCAGGGGATTATATGGGATCACACCACAAGCTTTATTAAAGGCACCTCAGCCCAGCGAGTAGTGAGAGATATTTCTTACTACACCTTAGACACCTTCAATACTAACGGCGGCGAGATATACTTAACCGCTAACAACAACACCAATATGTATAATATGTCATTCTTGATCAGACGAGTTCATAAAGGCGTTACCTAGTGGCTAAGACTAGATTCATTCAGAACAACTTCACATCTGGCGTACTTTCCCCTTTATTGAAGGGGCGGACAGATATACAGCAATATTACAACGGACTAGAAACCGGAAAGAACGTAGTTATTCTACCTCAAGGCGGGGCAAAGAAACGACCTGGTACTCAGCACATAGACGAAGCCCTTCCGATAATGATTAGGAACACAACCACTCCAACCATGCCAAATGGCGGTACGGCTGCAAGCGTCAATGACGGCGATGATTCAACCACCACGACAACCACCAATCCCATAGGCACAACCAATCCCTACGTCATAGTTGATTATGATTTAGGCTCTGCCAAAGACGTTGAATATGTAGACCTAAGAGGCGTTAGTCTATCCGCAGGAAGTAGCACAAAGTTTAGAGTTTCATATTCCACCAACGGCACTACATGGTTTGATGCATCATTCCCCACTAAGATATTGGAGATTGGCACGGGGCCTCAGGATTTTAGAATTAGAGTCCAAAGAAATGCGCGCTACTGGAGATTCGAAAAGATAAGCTCCGAGGATTTTGGCGGGGCAGTTGTGAATATTGCCGATTTTAATCTATATGAAAAATCGGGAACCTTATCGAAAGTTCAGTTAAAAGAATTTTCCGTATCAGCGTCAGAGCATTATCTGTTTGTGCTTACAGATAAGAATTGCTACATATACGACAGGGCATCGAATGCTTACGTTGCAGCGGTCAAGGTTCCGCATTTATCGGATGAAGTCATGGACGTTAGATCTGTATCTTCCGAGAAGGTTATTATCTTGTTTCATGAAAATCATGAGCCAGTCAGGATAACCAATTTAGGGACAAATGCTGATTGGTTCCAAGATAATCCACCGTTTATTAACATCCCTCAAGTGGATTATAACGATGACTCAAGCCCAACGCCTACCAGTGAAGTGCAGGATCTTGCTTTTAGCGCAGGCTGGAATCCTGGCGACACCTATCAAATAGATGTTGAGGGGGTATTAAGTAAAAACATTACTTTCGCCGGAGATACAAACGCAGACGAGCGTTCGGCGACCGCATTTAACTTGCAGAAGAATTTGCAGGATATGCCAGTATTTGGCTCAACCGGAGTTGACGTGGCTCGCACCGGAGCATTAACCTACAGAGTGACCATATCAGGTGAGAGCGCTAAAGCGTTTGAATTGTTCTCAGGATTCCCAACAGCCGGAACGGCGAGTAAGACCTTATCCTTCACTAAGATAACCACAGGTTCGCCGAGGAAAGAGGATGCGTGGTCTGCTACTCGCGGATGGCCTAAGACCGCGTGTTTTTATGAGGGTCGATTAATACTAGGCGGAACCAAATCAAAGCCACAATCAATCTTCGCAAGTAAGTCCGGCGAGCCTTTCAACTTTGAGCTGGATGAAAGTGACGACAATGATGCGATATTTGCCACCATCAACAGTCGAAAGCTATCGGATATAGTGGACGTATACCCTGGCAGAAACTTGCAGATATTCACGGCAGGCGGAGAATACGCGGTACTCCTAAGTCCCATCACGCCTCAGACGTTCGGGGTTATCCCTCAGACAGCGCATGGCGCGAGCAATCTCGAAGTGAAGGATATCGACGGAGCTACTATGTTTATCGACCGCAACGGCAAGACCTTGAGGGAATACGTTTATTCCTTCAATGAGGATGCCTATCTTGCCAACGATATTTCGGTATTGAGTCCTGAATTAATTAAACAGCCCGTTGATATGGCTATTCTAGGCGGCACTCAGTCGGAGGATGCCAACTGGGTATTTATAGTAAATAGCGATGGTACAGCTACCGTATTAAATACACTTCGCTCTCAAGACATAAACGGCTTTACATCATGGGAGACGGACGGGACTATAGAATCAGTCGCGGTGGTAGATGATAATCTATATATTGCAGCCAAAAGAACCATTAATGGCACATCTATATACCATATAGAAAGATGGGATTTCGACTATCCGCTAGACGATGGCATAAGACATTATGTTGGCGGGATTCCTTTTACATCAATCACTGGACTGGGCAACTTCGAAGGACAAGAGCTTAGCATAGTTGGCGATGGCGCGTACATAGGAGAGGCAACTGTATCTAGCGGCACTATAACGCTTGACAATGCTGTATCCGAGGCGTATGTGGGAATTAAGTTTGAATCTCAAGTTAAGCCTATGCCATTAGCTACAAACGTAGGCAGCGGCCCAAATGTATTGAGACAGAAGAAGATAATCAGAATGAATCTCCGCGTACTCAATACAACCGGACTCTATTTAGATGGAGAGCATCAGCCTGTCAGATTCTTTAGTGATTCTTCGGACAGCCCTCTCGATACGCCACCTAAACAGAAAACTGGTATAATCGAAGACTGGTACCCAAGTTCTGGATGGTCACGCGAAGATATGCCCGTTATATCGCAGCCTGATCCAATGCCATTCACTATTCTGGCGGTAGAGTATGAAGTCGAATCTAGCTAAATTACAGGAGGCTATGAGCCACTTTGAGCAGGCTGATTGCCCTGTCGAGCATTATTTCAGTGACGGAATTTATGCTAGACAGCTAACTATACCCGCCGGAGTCTGCATTGTTGGCGCGAAGCACAAAACCAATCATCTATTGATGCTTGTTTCTGGTGAGTGCCTCGTATCAACCAACGGCGAAGATGCAGAAAGAATTCAAGCCCCTAAGATGGTGGAGACCAAAGCAGGCACTAAGCGAGCTATCACAGCTCTAAGCGATACTACAATGATTACCTTTCATGTAACCGAAGAGACAGATGTGGAGAAGATAGGCGACCAGATATTGGAAAAAGATTATAACGGCCTTCCGCAATGGAAAAACAATCTACTGGAGGTCAAGCGATGAGTTGGGTTGTCACAGCCATAGCAGTTGTCGGAGCAGTTGCGTCAGCAGATGCACAGCGGCAAGCAGCCAAAGCAACAGAGATTCAGCTTAAAGAGCAAGCCGAACAAGAGCGAATCTCAGCGGAGGCAAGAGAGCTTGAGCGGAGGCAGCAGTTAAATAAAGTACTCGCGGCTAACATCGTCTCTCAATCGACAAGCGGTATAACCGGAGAAGGTACGCCTCAAAGCATTGCTTTAGAATCGGCCAAGCAGGCCAGTATCAGTGAGGG